GGTCGCCAGCCCTCTTCATTGGTGAGTCTCGCCCGTGGCCCGACACGGTGCATGTCGTGCGCGGCAAGACCGACGAGATGCGACGGTACGTGCCAGAGGAGATGCTGTTCCACGAGAGAGACGGACACGACGAGCAGTTTGAGCGGGCGCGGTCGCTCGAAGACGAGAACGCCCGCCTGCGCTCGTGTCTGTCCGACGATGCAGAGAACGCGCGGATGATTATGGGCGAGAACGCCAAGCTGCGGGAGTTTGCAGACGAAGCGTTTTCCATGGCGTTCAATTTCTACCATGGCGCAGGCACGGTTGAGGACTTGCGCGAACTAAAGGCTGAGTACCGCGAGCTGGGAATTGAGGTGGTCGAGTGAGACCAGTCAGCGACTTCGCCACGAACCTGCGGCGCATCATGCGCGATCGCGGCATGACGCAGGCTGAGCTGGGCAGGATGGTCGGCATATCCCAGGGCAACGTGTCCATGTACGTGACCGGAAGGCGCGAGCCGAGGGCAACGTATCTCCTGCGCATTGCGACCGCGCTTGGCGTAACGACCGACGAGCTGCTGGGGGTGAAACGAAATGGTGATTGAGTTCGGAAGCTGGCAGCTGCGCCCGGTGGACGCACGCAACTGGCAGCTGTGGCACTACCGCGAGGGCGAGAAGGGCAAGAGCAAGGGAAAGACGGACTGGTTTCCCGAGGGTCGCTTCTACTCCTACTCCACAATTGACAGCGCCGCGCTGTACGCCGCCGACTGCGACATCAAGGCGATGGACGGCACCGCGAACTTCGTGGAGTACGTCGAACTGCTGCGGGAGACTCTGGACGAGTTCGAGAAATCGATTCTGCGTGCCCTAGAGTCCTCACAGAGCCGCGCAAACTGACACCCGCGACTAGTTGCCCACAATCGACCGAAAGGGGCGAGAATCGGCATTGGAAACGTATTCGTCTGCCCGTGACCTGTTCGACGCCGCCCGAGGTGCCGCCATCGAGTGCGAGCGCATCCGTCGAATGCTAATCGCGATGGAGACCACCGAGCAGTCGGTCGGCACGGCGTTGGGCATGAAGGTGGACTCGGGCTCAATCTCCGACCCGATGAGGCGGGTGGACGCAAGGATAGACAAGGAGTCGCGTTGGCATCAGCGCATCGAAGAGGACGAGCGCCTGATGGACTTGGCAACCAGCGTCTGCTATGGCCGCGACCAGGACGGCAAAGGCGGGCTTTCCCTGCTTCTCGGCATGCTCTACGCCGACATCCTCTGGTGGCGCTACCTCGCCGCCGAGAGCTGGGAGACGGTCGCCCGCATGGTCGGGTACAGCCCGCGCAGGTGCGCGGAGCTTCAGGCGATAGCGCTGGACTTCGTGGACGCGAACGGCATCCGCGCCACGATCGCGGGCGTCCGCGACGGGATGCGGGACTAAACTCCGCACGCCGTCGCATGCCGTCGCATGGCATTTCATGGCGCAAACGTGGTATTGGTAGGATGCGGGCGCCGACCCCGAGAGGGGCGGAAGACTGCCGCCGTTGCCGCCCGCCTTTCCTCCCCGTCGGTCGGGAGACAAAACCACTACCCCAGACCCGGGGCGTTTTGCGGCACACCCGACCGATGGGAGGGCGGCGAATGTCAACCAACAGCCCGCTCGACAAGTGGGACTCGCCCGCGGGGCATCGCGTCAAGCGCCGATGCTTCGAGCGCGACCGCAGGGCCAACGCGCCGTGCGTCTGGTGCCACGCGCCCATCGACTACGGCAAGGGGCCGTATCGTCGCGGCGGCGACACGTGGGCGTGGAGTCCCGAGCACGTGAGGCCGCGGGACAAGTACCCCGAGCTGGCGCTCGACCCAGCGAACATCGTCGCCGCGCACTTCCACTGCAACGCCAAGCGCCGCGACCGCGCGGGTATGACCAACCTGGGCAAGCCGTCGCGCGAGTGGTGAGCGCCGTCCGTTCGTCCAACCGTTCGTTCACTGCACGAACTGGGGTAGGGGTGTCCGAAACATCCGACACCGCCCGCGCCGAGGAACGGGGGGGCGGCCAATCTTTTATCCCTCCGATGAAAAAGGAGACCCCCGAATGACCATCGCGGAAGCAATGGAGCAGACCATCGCGGAGGGCATCGAGCGGGGAATCCTCGACGTGAAGATGCATGCAGGGCCTATCGAGTGCGTTAGAGCGCTTGCAAGACGCGCTGATGTCGCGTCGGACAACGACCCTAACACGTTTCCGACGCTTCTAAAGTATCTCGCTGGCCTGAACCTAGTCGATGCGGCGAAGCCGGGACGGCCAGCGAAGCTGGTAGAGCAGCCCGAGCGGTCGAAGCTGGACAGCGCACGCGGCGACCGATACAAGAGATTCCACATCGCGGGGTAGGCAATGAGGACATACGGGCGGGAGGAACCCCGCGTCTACACGCCGCCGCTTCGCGAGCTGACCGAGGACACGACGCTCGGCTATGACGTGATCACGTTCGCCGAGGACGTCCTCGGCATTCGTCTTTATCCGTGGCAGAAATGGCTCTTCGTCCACGCGCTAGAGATTGTGGGCGACTTCGACGGAGACTGGCGCTTTCGCTTTCGGACGGTCGTCGTCGAGATAGGCCGACAGAACGGCAAAACCACGATGGGAACCGTCCTGGCGCTGTTCTTCCTCTACATGCTGGGCGTCGCGCTTATCCTCGGCACGGCGCAAGACCTCGAACAGGCCGAGGACACATGGGCGTCGGTCGTCGAGATGGCGCAGGCCGACGAAGACCTCGCCGCCGAAATCGAGCACGTCTGGTACACCAACGGCGCCAAGCGGCTGCAACTCACGCGCGGGCGCCAGTACCGCGTGAAGGCCACGACGCGCAAGGCGGGCCGCGGCAAGTCAGCCGACCTCATTTTGTTAGACGAGTTGCGCGAACATCGCGACTGGGAGGCGTGGGGCGCCCTCACGAAGACGACCATCGCACGCGAGAACGCCCTCGTCTGGTGCATGTCAAACGCGGGCGACGGTTCCTCGTGCGTATTGCGTCACCTGCGGCTGCAAGCCCACGCCGATCTGGGCGACCCCGACGGGATCGTCGCAGCCATCGGCGACAAGTACGACCGACCCGACGAGGACGACGAGGGGACGACGCTCGGATGGTTCGAGTGGTCGGCACCGCCCGACGCCGACCCGGGCGACCCGAGCGCGTGGGCGTACGCCAACCCATCGATGGGGTACGGCATCCCCGAGCGCAACATCAGGGCGTCATTCACGACCGACCCGCCCGACGTGTTCAGGACGGAGTGCCTCTGCCAGTGGGTCGAAGCCGTGGAACAGCCGCCGTTCCCAGAGGACAGCTGGGCGAACGGCACAGACGCGACATCGACCATCCCCGCGGGCGTCCCGTTCGCCGTTGGCGTCGACGTGAGCGCCGACCGCGAGCACTCGGCGATAGCCGTCTGCGGTCGCCGCTCCGACGGCAGGCTGCACGGCGAGGTCGTGGCATACCGCCCCGGCATCGGCTGGCTGGTCGACTGGTTTCGCGAGCGCGTCGGGCGCAAGGGATGGCCCGAGCCGATACAAGTCGCGCTGCAAGGGCGCGGGGCGCCCGTCTCGGCGGTCGCCGAGCTGCTGCAGGCCATCGACGGCGTCGAGGTCGTCGAGGTCATGGGGCGCGACGTTGGCGCGTACTGCGGGCGCCTCTGGGACGCCGTCGCGGCGTCCGCGCCCGAGACGAACAGCGACGCGACGCGCGTCATGCACCGACCGCAGCCAGTCCTAGACCTCGCGGCGAACGTGGCGGTCACGCGCCCCGTCGGCGACGGCGCGTGGATGTGGGACAGGCAGAAGAGCCGCGAGGACATCTCGCCGCTCGTCGCTTTGACGATGGCCCACGGTCTGGAGACGAGAGTCCCCGAGCCGCCGAAGACGAAGACGAAGCCGACGGCGTACGCCGACCACGGCGTTCTCACGATCTGAAAACGAAGGGGGTAGCCGATGGGCATCCTCGACCGCGTTCGACGCGTCTTCGCGCCGAGCGTCTACGCCTACGCCATCACGCCCTCGGGCGCGGTGAGCGTCGCGGACTACAGCATCGACAGGCTGTATCGCACGCAGCCGAACCTGCGGGCGGTCGTGACGTTCCTTGCCGACAACGCCGCGCAAGTCCCGTGGAAGGTCTACGAGAGGGCGAGCGACAACGACCGCGTTCGCGTCATGGACAGCCCCGCCGCGCTGCTCCTACGGCGCCCGAACGAGGACATGACGGCCTACGAGTACAAGCGGCGCGTCTTCGCCGACCTGCTGCTGTACGACCGCCACGTCTCCATCATCGGCCCCGACGCCGACGCCCCGAGCGGGTGGGCGCTTCGCCCCGTCCCCGCGCCGTGGGTGACCGAGTACCGCGGCGCGTCCCCGTGGGCGCCCGAGTCGATTATCGTCCGCAACCCGAGCGGGCGGGCCATCGAGGTACCGCGCGACGCATTCGTTCTCTGGCACGGCTACGACCCAGCCGACCCCACGCGCCAGTGCTCGCCCGTCGAAGCGCTGGCCGACGTTCTCCACGAGCAAATCGAGTCGAACGGCTACCGCCGCCAGATGTGGACGGGCGGAGGGCGCTTCAATGCCTACGTGAGCCGTCCCGCCGACGTGGAGAAGTGGAGCACCGAAGCGTTCGAGCGCTTCAAGCAGAGCTGGGACGAGAGCTGGGCGGGCAAGGACGCCACGCAGGGCGGGAAGATGCCCATCCTAGAGGATGGCATGCAAATCAAGACCGTTCCGTTCAGCGCCCACGACGCCGAGTGGTCTGAAGCGAAGAAGCTGGGCCGCGAGGACGTGGCGGGCGTGTACAACGTCAACCCCGCGCTTATCTGGCCGGGCGAGGGCCAGACGTACGCGAGCGCGAAGGAGAACGCCCGCGCCCTCTACAATGACACGCTCGCGCCGAAGCTGATGCAGGTCGTCGAGCGCGTCAACATGGACATCCTGCCCCGCATAGGCGAGCCGAGCGGCCACTATGTCGAGTACGACCTGTCGGTGAAGCTGCAGGGCAGCTTCGAGGAACGCGCCGCCGTCATCCAGTCCGCCGTCGGCGGGCCGTGGCTCACCCGCGACGAGGCCCGCGCCATGTTCAACCTGCCGCCCATCGACGGC